CTAATCTTTGATAACGCGATTGGAAACTTTAGCGTACACATCTACATAAGTTTTTTCCTTATCTCCATTGCGCGTGACTTCTGCATAATCGCCGCACTTTTCATTCGATGAAATTGCATTTGTGCTGACAAGTGCTTTCCAGTTTTGTAGAGTCTTGCTAAACCAAACTACAAAGCAGTCTTCTACTTTAATTTCACGACCTGAAAGTCGCGAAAATTCTTGTGATGCCAATTGTTTTGCTTTTTCTAACATAGCTTCTCCTTTCTTTAAGCATAAGAAAAGCACCTAATAAAATTAAGTGCCTTGTTAATTGATTTTTACAGACTGGATATCAGACTCAAGAAATTCGATGTAATCAGAACCAACCTTGACAGTTAAAGCATCCTCTTCAGTTTCATTGGTATCTGCATCACAGTAATAAGCCATACCAGACCAAGATTTTCCATCTATATCCACCAAAAGTATCCTTTGATTATTGTATTGCAATAAATTCATGATTATTTCTCCTTGTAATAGAGTGGGACGATGTGAACGCCCGTCTTACTGTAATGAATTGTCATGCCATTGATTTCCTTCCCAGTATAAATATCAATTCCTAAATGTTGTCCAACAGGTAAATTGATATTTTCCTTGAAAGTTCGTGAACCATCTCGCTTTTTTCTCAAACGCCTAGTCGTCTTGTATTTATCATACAAAGCTTCAACATCTATATCGTCAAAGAAATAGCTCTTGCCTTTTTCTACCGTCGATTGAATATGCCGTGCTTACTTTTCAGAATTAACTTTATCTAACCACTCGCCAGCGTTGAATTTATTTTGAATAAATGTTTTGTCTACTAACTTCTCATACTTTTCAACGTCATTATACTTCAAATCTTGAAATTCAGCCAACGAAATGGGTGATTTTTCTACCCCTAAAACATCAACGATTTTCCCGTATTCCAGAATATCGCTTTTCCTGTTGTTATCCTTAATATCAATATTCATTTTGCGACGCCGTTCAAGTTCAGAACGATCTGACCGGTACCGCTTCTTTGACCATGAATTTTGTCTTCTGCCAGTCTTTGAATCATATTCAATAGTGAATCGGAAGAATTACCGATTGAGTAGGATCATGATTGCCAAGCCGTTTTTTTTCGACCATAACATTTTTCCTTTCAATCTGTAATCGAATGATAACCCTATCGCTGGGAGGTGTTAATCTTTGAAAAGATTTTTAAACCCTTTAATATGTGTTAATCATTTTTTATTCCTATTTTTGGATATAAAAAAGCACCCTAACCTATTTGTTTGTTAGTGTGCTTTTAGTAAATTTCTAAGCCTTTAGCATAAGCCTCTTTAGCTTCTGCTAACGTCATTTTATTGGGACCACCATCAATATTTGTTTCTCCTGTATTTTCCCAATTGCATTCACAAACGTCGAACAATTGAACTAGTCTTCCACAAACAGGGCAATGGATACATTCTTCTTCATCAACCATTATAATCTCTGTCGTAGTTTTCATTGTAGTATTCTTCTCCTTTTTCTGGTCTCAGCATTGTATTGATTCTGATTTTATCACTAGCGGTGCAATTCCCGATAGCCATGATATTGTTCTTTTTATCATATCTTAATCTCCGACCTTCCTCGGTTTCGTAACCGACAGTAGCATCATCAACGGGTTGTGACAACAGACTTGCAGTAGCTTTCTGGTAATCTTCCTAGGTCATACTTTGTACAAATTCTTTAGCATGTTTCTCAAAATGCCCATTTAAAGATTTTTCGCTTGGAAAATTAGCTTCACTTCAAACGACACGGTCTTTTAACTCCTTGTACTTTTCAACGTCATTATACTTCAAATTTTGAAATTCAGCCAACGAAATGGGTGATTTTTCTACCCCTAAAACATCAACGATTTTCCTGTATTCCAGAATATCGCTTTTCCTATATTACTCAAAACACCCATGGCACTTGCCGTTTCAGACAAACTGAATCCCGCCTGATGAGCTGTAGCCGATACATAGGATATCGATAAACATTTTTTTGACTTCACCCTTTTGTGGCTTATATAATTTCATCTTTATCACCCACCTCAGTAGTTTTTTCATTATATCTATCGTTATTATACCATTTTCAAGGAGCTTTACCTTCGTGGAAATTTCCGCATGAAAAAAGCGAGCCTTCAGAGACTCGCTTGATTTTTAGCTTACTTTTTCTCTAGTCGTTACACCTTCCCGCCGTTTCTGACGGGCTTGGCTCGGGATCAACATGTCATTTGCTACCGAATATCCAGCGCAATAAGTAGATAAAGCTCTTGAACATCCAGTAAAAGAATGCGATAACAAGTGTTAAAAAACCGATGACGTCTAAAATTCCCGAGATATCTACTCCGTGGTTTCCCAAGACTATGGTAGCTACAAATGAAATTGCAAGTGTAACAAAAAGAGCAATTAAGTCTGATTTAAGCTCGCCTTTGTGCTTTTTATAATACATGCTATCACCTCCGTAAGAACGTTTATCTTCTTGAGATTATTATATCATGATTTAACCTTCCCCGAATTAACAAAATGCTTGTTCAAAGCTATTACTCACTAAGCGACCAGTTTTACCAAAGCCTTGTCTGCTTCCAAACCATTGTTTCTCAAAACGCCCATTGCACTTGCTGTTTCCGCCAAACTGAATCCGGTTTGACGTGCAGTTGCTTGAAGAAGTGCTTTCTCTTGCTACAACTGTATTCCTAGAGAGCCAGACTTTTTAGTTCAGCAACGGCTGCTTCGTGGTAAGCGGTCGTTAAAACAGCGGTGTGTACACAAATAACCCGAGATAGTATCATTATCTCAGGTTATTGCGTATGCATCGTTTTTATTTTCTTATTTACGAGGTAAGATCGATGTTTCATGGGAGAAGATGGCGTAACCTTTCAGGATCAAATACTTCAATGTTGGTAATCTTCATTAATACTTTTCTCAAGTATTTTTCAGGATCCAACTGATTAAGTTTGGCCGTGTATACCAGCGGCATTAGCCCTTGCGCCTTCAAAAGTTGATGAAAACAGCCAGTTTTTTCTCCCCATCACGCTTTCTTTGACAGCGCGCTCTGCGCTGTTGTTGGACAATTCAAAATATCCTTTTTCAAAGATGTTCAGAATATTCTTTTCTTGGCCCAAGGTGTAGTTTAAAGATAGTTATTCAAATTTTTGAAAATCTCTCTCGAAGCTCCGTTGTAAATTCGGATTTCAACATCTTCCGTAATAATTTTCGCAGCCATTTCCCTGACCGATAGATATGTTTCTTTATGGCTTCGGTCAACAAGGTTGACTTCCACGACGTCATTCAATTTCATATTTAAACCTCCGATATACTTGATGTCTAAAGCATACCAAGATATCGGAGGTTTATGAAGAACGCTTATTTAATGACCGCTTACGGACAACAATTGGACAACGACTTCAAGATTTTTAACTCTTTTTAGTTACAACTATAAAGCAAAAACCCCGTCAAAACGGGGTTTAAACAATTTAACTATAAATTTTGATACCGGTGATCGGGGTTATCATTGCTATAATACCGCCGCTTTTGACGACCGATTGCAACATCATTGCAACAACCGTTTCAATTGCAACAACAGCGCTTTTGACCGATTCTCAAAAAGAATTTTTATGCAATATTTTGAATACAAGGCTCTGTCAAAATGCAGAGCCTTTATTTTTTTGCACAAAAAATATCCCCCGTTCGGCACGGGGGATTACGAAGCTGTTGTATGTTAATTATAGCATCATTTTCGTACACTTTCGTACGTTTTTCGTACAAATTGCGTACATCAGTAGCTTAACCGCTGACCGACATAGATGCGGTTAGGGTTGCCGATGTGGTTACGTGTGGCCAATGAGCTTACCGATACGCCAAACCGACTAGCAATGCTATTCAAAGTGTCACCGCGGCGCACTGTGTAGGCTCGTTGAACATATCCATTCCCAGTTACCTTTAGCCGTTGCCCTGGATAGATCCAATTAGGATTGCTCAAACCGTTCAACTCTTGTAATCTTTGCCAAGTTGTACCATAGCGGCTAGCAATCCCACCTAAAGTGTCGCCGGATTTTACCACATAATAGCTAGCGCCCAGGTTACTATTATTAGTTACGCTAATGATTTCCACATCGCTAACATTTATCCAGGACATGATGCCGGCTAGCAGCACCTTGTTACCCGATACTTGTTGCACCTTGTAAGTATTACTTTGTACCCAGCTTGGCATACCAACACCATTGGCCCAATATTTTACACCAAACTTAACACGAACAGTATTGCCTACTTGAATAGCGCTCTTAGGAGTATTATCAGCTTTTTGGCCTTGCTCAATTGCTTTCGTTTCACTCTTAGGATGTTCCGCATTGCCATTCTTATACCCATTCAAAGTAATACCTAACAAGTCAACATTGTAATCATATCCACCAGCAATCGCAGTAGAAGTGAATTGCCACATGTTAATCCCGGGCATGGATGGGAAGTAGTTATAATCGGGTCTAGTCATTACAGAGTAGTCGCGATATGCTGCTATCCATAAGCAGTTAGGGAATTCAGCTGTAATCCGTTGACGATTTAAGTGAGATAAGATATAAGGCTTGTATGAGTAAAGCACTGGAGTATAACCAGCTTCTTTTACTCTACGTAACCCATACAACACGTTATCTGTGTTAGCTTCCCTATCAGCGCTAGCACCACTTTCATAGTCTAGCGCAACAATACTTTTTTTTGGTGTTTGTACTTTAGGCAAGTAGTAATCAAGCATTTGTTTGGTTTGAACTTGGTTAGAACCCGTTTCCATATAGATATATGTGTGCATCCGCAACCCCATCGCAATCCCACTTGCTACTTGTGATTGATAGGTCGTTTGTGGAATAAATGTTCCATTATAGTAACCTCCAATTTGAGAAATAGCAAAGCTATCTTCAGGCGTTACTTTTTTAAGAGTGTTACCTTGATACCTAGAACTATCAACCCCATAATATCTAGCAGCGTTCACACTTATTGGCATTAAAAAAAGCCCTGCGCAAGCAAGGCCAGCAATTATGATTTTAATCTTATTTTTCATTCATTGCACCGTCCTTTGGAACCGATACAACGCCAAGAATCGTTAGAATAGTCAGTACTGTATTGATACAGTCCTGTGCTGATGCAATTTTTCCCGTCAAATCCAGTCCCATAATCTGAGCCAGTTGCTGTACTAACAACAGAATCGCAGAAACGAGCGCAACCAACACCGTCTTGTTAAGCGTACCATCTGCGTTGTACAATGCTTTCTTAATTTTATCAACCATTTTTTGATTCCTCCTTAAGCGCATGGATTTCAGTTTCATGCTCAACCAATTTGAGATCATGACGTCTCAGGTCGTCATTAATCTTGTCAATTTCAACTTCTTGCTTGTGGAAATTGGAATTCAGCGTCTTTAAATTGTCGTTAAGCTCATTTAGCGACATTCTAAGCGGCGACAATACGTCTGACATGCCCTTTTTAAGCAGCTTGCTCAACGCAGTCGTAACAACCCCTATTAGGGTAGCTAAGCTGAGGATTTCTCCCCAACTCAGCCCCCATAACCCATGAATCAAACTATCACCTCAATCTTATTATCCTACCCACCCTCCGCATACATAGCAATTAAGCCATTACCGTATCTTCCGGGAACATCTTGTCATAGTCAGACTTGGCAAAAAGACCGACCTTCACAAAAAGCTGCACATTTTCTTTAGTGAAAAGGCCCATTTTATAAAATTCACTTACGATATCATAACTATACATTCTTCGTTTCCTCCTTCGAATCTGCATTCTGAACCATCAGCGTCGCAACCGTCTTCTGCAACATGGCAACCTGGTTTGTCAAGTTGGCCATGGCGAGCATCTGCTGAGCCTGTGCCTGCTGATCAGCGGTAGGCGTCACAGCTACTGTATCAGCCGGATGAGCCGCATCATACTCCTCTTTAGTAGCTCCAGACCACGTCTTTGTATCTGCGTGCCACGTGACAGGCTCGTACAGACCCACACCGTTTGAATCAACAGGTGCTACAGTAGTTGCGTTCTGTGGCACTGTACCGCCATCATCGATGAGGTCGGTATGAGTATAGATGTTTTTTTCATCAAAACAGTAAATTAACATGCGCTGTAACCTCCTAGTTGTGAATAATATACGCCGTTTCTACCGGAAAACCAGTATTGGCGGGCATATCTTGACGGGTATAGAACTGCACCCCATTAGTAGTATTTATAAATATATCGAACTTTACCGGATCAGTGTGTCGACAAACGCCCAACGGTGTCAGTTTAGTGTATCCATTCATAATTGATTTTGGGAAAGTTCCCGCAACAACGTTTGTCCATGCATTAATTTTATTGTTGGTCGCCAACCAGCCAGAGTACACTGCGAGTATCGAAAAGTTGACGAAATCAGCTCTCTCAACATACGTTTTATCGTTCCAACGACACCCATTCTGAGCAGTTATACAATTATCCCATCTGGTAATTTTAAGCGCACTAGGTTGTACCAACGATGGAACGTTAAGCAGCGCATCCCATCTCGTGCGCGGGAAAAACTGCGTGTTAGATCCATCTGATAGTTGTGCGATATACGTCATAGTTTACACATCCTTTATCTTAGTAATTTTGACTATTTGCAGAGTGTCCAACTTGGTTTTGTCGGTGTACGACATCAGACCGTTGGTTTTCTGCGTAGCGTTTGCCGTTGTCGTTGCGTTTTGTCCAGCTGGTCCTTGGGGGCCGCGCGGACCGGTAGCTCCAGTTGCTCCGGTTGATCCGGTTGCACCAGTATCGCCCTTGGGGCCTTGAACACCTTGTGGTCCGGTGGCCCCAGTTGCGCCTCTCGGACCTTGAACTCCTTGAACTCCTTGAGGTCCCTGTATTCCACGGCTGGGCTTGTTGGTGTCAGTGCCGTTAATGAACCAATTCCCGTTTGATCCGATTGTCGGTGTCGGACCGGCCGGACCGGTTGCTCCAGTCGGTCCCTGTGATCCAGTTGCGCCTCTCGGACCCTGCACGCCCTGTACGCCCTGAGGACCTTGTGCACCGCGGCTTGGGCTCTTGGTGTCAGTGCCGTTGATGAACCAGTTGCCGTTGCTTCCGATTGTAGGGGTAGGCCCAGCCGGACCCTGTATACCCTGTGGTCCCCTCGGACCAGTAGCTCCTGTAGCTCCCGTATCGCCTTTGACACCTTGAGGACCTTGTGAACCAGTATCTCCCTTAGGCCCTTTGATGTTGCCGATTAACGTCTTTGTCATTTACTCACCTCATTCATTTGTAACATAGTACAGATTACCGTCCGAATCGAGCGAGAATTCAGGAGCATCACTTCCGCTCGAAACTGCCCACAAATCCCCGTTGGCATCAACGGTCAGCGTAAAGAATCCGTTTGCCGGCACGGTGACACCGGAATCTCCTCGTTCCCCCTTGGGACCTTGGAGCCCTTGTATACCTTGAGGCCCACGTACACCGGCAGTCCCTGTTGCTCCTGTGTCGCCCTTAACGCCTTGTGGCCCTTGTGCACCGGTATCCCCCTTATCTCCTTTAGGACCAGTAGCACCTTCGAGTCCCTGCACGCCCTGAATCCCCTGCGGTCCGGCGGCTCCCGGCAATCCCTGAGGGCCTTGTGCACCAGTGCCGCCAGTTAATCCTATTGGACCAGCAGCACCTGTTGCACCAGTATCGCCTTTGGGACCTTGAACACCCTGCGGACCGGTTTCGCCAGTTAAGCCACGAGGGCCTGTTGCTCCAACTTCGCCTCTGTCTCCTTTATCGCCCTTATCACCTTTCAAAGAACGAATCCAATCAGTTGCCGTCCCTTGAAACCCCTGGATAACAGCGATGTCATATGCGCTTAACCCGTTAGTTCCGTCTTTTCCGTCCTTGCCGTTGACCGCTCCTGGTATCACGTATTTTTTTAAATATTCGTGCAAATCCAGTACGGCATCAGCGTGTGTTTGCGGGAAGAACTGCTGCTCATCGCCGTTTTCTTCCAACTCCATCATTTTTTTGATTTTAGCCACGATTTACACATCCTTTACCTTGTCAATTTTTAGCCGTGTAGATGACGTCACCGTCAAATCACCGTCAGGACTGGTTCCTCCTGTAATCTGCACCATGGGCGAGGACCTGACATTATCGCTATCAGTGGCAATGTCTTTGACGCACAAGATATGCAGTTGCGGATCTACCTGTCCTGCTTGGTAAAACGTATTGAGATTGAGCTGCATTGCGTCAAGACGCATCTTAAGCGTCTGATACACGGCACCGGCAACGTCGATTCTCGCGTTAACGACTTCTGCATTGTCGGCCTTGGAATTCAGAATACTGTTGAATTCCTGGGAGAGCTTGTTGGCCAAATTGCGCAACGCTTGCTCCTCGTTGTTTGCATGATTTTTGTAATCAAGAACCGTCTGCCTGTCATCATACACGTCAGCAGACGTCTGTTCTGCTAGCCTGGCCAACGATTCTCTCACGTCAACACCATACATTTTCTGGCGCAACCACTTAGCCAACGTTTTATTTGCCTCAGACACCTTGGATTGGTCAACAGGACTATCCGTGGGCATGATATGCGTCGGATCTCTGTAATCGACTGTCATTCTATCCCTCCTTAAACAAAAATTTGATTGTAGCTATAGTTGCAGTCCAGGCTGGCACCATTGTACTTGTCCGTGTATTGCCATGCATCGGCACCCGCAGGTTTGGCGGAAGCACCCCAACTGGCTATCCATTTATACTTAGCGTGACTGTCAAAGCGGCTGCTGAACCATGACGCACTCGAATAGTCGCATGTATTCGTATAGCCGGCATCGGTCAGCACCTTGTAAAAGGCATCCACCTCAGCAGTCAACGCGGCCTTGTCCTTAGTAAGCGACCCATCTTCGACGTCACATGAAACCACTGCACTTGTCGGTACTCCTTTAGCTTTTAATTTGCTCAAGAACCACTGTGCTTCGGCTTGCGCATCAGAAACGGATACGGCCAAGAAATAGTGATATGCACCGATAAACTTCATTTTAGCCGTAATTCCACGGCTCTTTTGCTCATCGAATAGCGGATTGAGATATGCACTGCCTGCAGCAGACCCTTCAGTCAGCTTGATCATCAGACCTTTGACGCCTGATTGATACAAGCTGTCATACCATGATTGAGCCTGACTGCCGTTGTTCGATGACAAATCAATAAATTTGCTACCAGACGTCCAAGCTGGGGTATTGCCACCGCTGTTTTCAAGCTGTTTAACTCGTTCAGACAGTTTGACATAATCGCTTGACAGCTTGCTGTAATTGTCGGACAATTGTTGATTCTGCTTGGACAAATCAGCAATTTCCTTGTTGCTCCTTGATTGACGCATTATCAATCTGTTGATCAGCGCCTTCTGCGCGTCGGTTTCTGACCGTTTCTGCGATCGATACGTATCCAAATCAATCGGATTATCGCTCAGAGTTAACGTTGAGTTTGCCACGTCCAACAAATCAAGCGACATGGCAACGATTCTCTCCGTCGCATAAAGTCCCTCTAGTTGATTTACAATGCTGACATAACTCCCGCATTCGATCATCCCGATAGTTTCTTCCAGGAAAGACAAATCGATATAACCAGCTTGAAGCTGATATTTAATCGCCTTTTGAGCATTAAGAAAAGCCCTGCCTTTTGCAAGCAGAGCCTGTGGCGTTGTTACGTCTTCCCATGTTTCAGTTTTGACATGGATTCCGAATTGACTGATCAGCTGATCGTCACGCAGATAATCGTTGCCTCCATTAACACTGGCAATTGTTAAGTGCGGGCTTGAAACGTCGGTACTGCCATCGTTGTTCTGACGTTCTTGAGTTGCGCCGAGCGGCTTAAGAACAGTAACAATCTCACTTGGATCAACAGTCCGTGAACTTGACACCATGTTATGTACAAGCTCGATCCTCTGAGGACAATCGGAGGAGATTTCCGGCTCGTAGTCAAGCATTAGCTTGCCGTCCACATTTCTGATCCTCATTTCTCCACCCAGGCGACTGATGAGCTTGTCTTGTATGTTATCATACGTATCTTTGGTATCATCAGCATATCGATACACGTTATCCGTTGAATTTGTCACCGTGACCGTCCCGAGCGTTATCTGCTTGTAGGACTCGACCTGCTTATTGTGCTCGGTTATGAGAGACTGCAGAAAGTCCTTTGGCGTCGTGTTATGGAACTCCCTCCACGGTTGTACGCTGTCGTGCAGAAACCCTTCCAAGCCCTCACACGTAGCTTGCTTTTCAACCGTACCCGAACTATCCATGCTATCCGTATACGTTAAAACTCGCCCTTCGAAGAGAGTCGCATTCTTGTCCGGACGAGTTATTTTTACAAAACACTTGTAAGGATCGATTTCAGTATACAAAGCATGCGTCGGGTCAATCGTGAAGGTGAACGTGTCATAAGATGAAGTGCTTTTAGACAAAACAGCCGAAACGAGCCGATAATGCGGGAAGATATCCGAGTTGAGCACCTTCTCCGCCCCGTTCCAACCTTCACGAATCGTAATTCTAAACCCTTTTGTCATGGCACTTCCTCCGTCCATTTAAACTTAACCTTACCAGTGCCTTCGATGTTAACGACATTTTCGCCCGGCATCAGCTCCAGGTAAGGATTGATATTATCCCCAGCTTTAAGCGCGAAGACGTGGTCATTGACTGACGCAGACATGGCCGTGGAGCAGGTCACAGTCAACCGAACCCGGTTATGACCTGTATTTATCAACAGAATGCTCTCATGACCGTTAACCGTTACTTCCAAATTAGAGGCTGCATCAAGATTAAAGTAGAACGTGTCCCAGACGTCATCGTAGCAGCGTTTCAGGCGATATGCGTAGCACTGGAAAACAATCGTAACTTTGCAAAAGTCCCATCCTTCTTCGATTGTCGGTGCCGTTTGCACTTCTGCGAGAAACGCATAACCCGGCATCGCATCGTCCTTGAGCAGAATTTTGCCGGTAGGTTTCATCAGCCAGTTCATCAGCTCGGTTAGCTTTAGATTTAAGGTAGACAAATCAGAACGTCCATACGGTAGTTTGCATGGAAAAGTTACCGTCCTCTCATCATACGTATTGAGTCCATAGAGATTGCTTAGGTCAATGTAGCCTGTTCGATATGGTAGCTGCAACTGTGATTTTCGCTTGGCGGGTAGAGTAACCGATTTAGTATCCAATACACGCAACTCAAACTCGCTTGAATGCCGACCATTAAATTCAAATCCGTATGGCCTAGATTCTTGAGTCAATCGACATCCCCCTTTCCATCATCGTATTCCTTCTGGTACGTTCAACAGCGCCATATCGTTCATAGCTTTTTGAAAAGCTTGAACCATCAATGAAAACTTTTTTCTGCATAATATCATCAAGTTTTGAACCTATGCTCTTAAGTTGAGATGTATAGTCAATGTTATCATTATCCGTCAACGTTAATGCCTGTGATTGTTGCCCTGTTACTGAGGGTACCGCTATACCATAACCATTAACAGAACTGAATCTAGTCTGATCAACCATTTTAGCCAACCTCGCAGACGGGCTGTTAGGAGCGACAGAAGCTCGTTGGGCTATCGCATTCAGTAGTAGATTATCTGCATTGTCGCGCCTCGAATTGATCACAAACTCGTCTCCATCTTCTGCGATCCAAGCTAATTGCTTGTTATAGACATGACCACCGTTAGCGTAACCATGACCGTGTCCGATGACAGCAAGCATATCTGATCCATAACGAGCTTTAGCATAGTGGATCGCCGCTAACATGTTATCGTAACCGTTAAAAATATTGCCATGACCAGGAAACTTATAAGCATTGAAAGTTGCTGAAATAGTTTGTAATAACCCTTTAGCCAAGTCACCAGTCAACGTATTAATATCGACATATCCACCTTGTACCGCTTTAGGGTTCCCCCCGGATTCACTTTGAATTTGACGCAACCAAGCCTGTACGTAAGCAGCTGATGTTGGTAAACCGTTAGCGGCTAACGCCTTTTTAACATAAGGTTCCCAACGTTGGGTGCCTTCTCCCGGCGGATTAGAGCCACCAGACTCATCAAACTTCTTTTTGAATCCTTCGAGTGTCTTTCTGAACCAGTCAACAGCTTGTTTAGGTACATATTCGCCAGCACCTTCACCGATGTCATGCCAGACAGCTTCGGCGTTATTCTTGCTCTTTTTGAAAAGCCTCATCAAGATACTTAACGGATCTTTTAGAGCATCTTCTAGTTGATCTATCTTATCAGCTAACCAATCACCGATATCACCTGTAACGTCGCCGACAAAGTTTGCCGCTTTGTCTAACCAATCACCGAATCCGTTTTTATATTGCGGTAGTCCTAGCAACATAGCTGTTTGTTTAGCTGGCATGACTGCGTCGCCGGCTTCAAGATGAGTAAGAACGTTGCGTTCTTGCGGTAATTCAACCGAACCATTACGCCTGAAAATAGCTTCTCGATATGTTGGACTTTCCTCATCATTGACTAATGCTAGTGTTGATTTTGAAATACGTCCGCCATTTTTCAAACGTGGAATAAGGTCAATGGTCTGTTTTTTACCACCGAAGGAATGAACAACTCTATTAATACCTTTGATACCACCATTAACAAAGTCAATAATGCCATTAAACCCAGCTTTAGCAGCGTCTTTCATGCCGTCCCAAATCCCACTAAAGAATTTTGCAACCCCGTTCCAAATTCCTCTCCAAGCACTATCAATACTCTTAGCAACTCCGATAATAATATCTTTTAAACCGTTGATTGCTCCCGATCCAGTAGACTTGATACCATTCCAAATATCGCTAAATAGGTTTTTAATGCCTTTCCAAACACCGGACCAGTTGCCTTTGATTGCATTAGTTACAATCTTGATAACGTCTGCTATCACATCTAAGGCGTTTTTTACGATTGACTTCATTATCTCCCAAACGCCATGCAAGACGCCCTTGATCAAATTCCACGCGCCTTTCCAAAGGCCACTGATGATACTCATCGTTCCAGAGATAACGCCTTTGATAACTCCCATTCCTAATTTAACGATCGGTTCCATGATTTTCCAAATCGCTTGAACGACCGTTTTGATTGTATTCCAAGCTCTATTCCAAGCCTTTTGAATGATAGCCATTTCTAGCTCAATCACCGCACGAATAACTTTCATTCCGGACTTAACAATCGGTTCAATCTCTTTCCAGACTTTCTTAACGATCTTTGTAACTTTGCTGAATAGATCCGAAATGTGTTTCCAAGCATCTTTAGCAAATGACACAACTACTTTAGCAATTTTGTTTACTCCATCATGGAATGTTTTAGAATGCTTGTACGCTTGATAAAAGGCCACTCCGACCGCAACTATAGCGGTAGCGATCAACACATACGGATTAACGGCCATCACTAAATTAAAAGCTTTTTGAACACCGGAAGCGATTTTTGTCACATTGGATAATGTCTTTATTGCCGAACTAACGCCCGCCACTGCTTTTTGAGCTGTTTTGAAAGTGATCAGAGCTGTAACAATAGTACCGATTGCGACCCCTACAGCTCTTAAAGCTTTTTCGTGTTTAGTCACTGATGAGGTACTTTTGCCTAGCTTGCTCATGCCGGGAACCAGTTTGTTAACTTTTTCCATTACCCAGTCAAAAGCTTTTATGCTACCAGATATGGCATCTTTCACTGTATCAAAAGCTGCTTTACCGACAACACCAACTATTTTAAATACATTAGAGAACACCACGCCAACGTTATCGATAACTTTTTTATTTTTCTCGATCGTCTTTGTGACCTTCCCAAATGCCTCCTGAACTGCGCCACTAAAACCGTTAATAGGCCCGGTGATACGATCCTTACCAAAAGCGTCTATGACATTCTTCATGCCGTCAGTGACTGCCGCTTTTAAGTTACCAATCGCACCTTGAAAAGTCTTAGTTGACTCAGCAGCCTTTTTAGCTCCGTCTGTCTGTCCAAGCTTCATCAAAGCGTCGCTAAACTCCTCCGCCGTGATTTGGCCGTTAGCCATAGCATCACGGAAATTGCCAGTGTATGCGCCGGCGTCTTTCATTGCTTTTTGTAGTACACCGGAAGCACCCGGAATAGCGTCAGCAAGTTGATTCCAGTTTTCAGTAGTCAGTTTGCCAGCACCAGCAGTTTGAGTAAGCATCATTGCAACCGATTTGAATGTTTCAGCGTTACCACCAGCTTGGGCGTTCAAATTCCCGGCGGCTTCTGTTAGCCCCATGTAGTTCTTAACACCGTTAGCGGCTAACTGAGCGGTCGTATTAGAAATGTCGTCAAGGTCATAGACCGTCTTGTTAGCATAGTCCATGACTTGATCAGAGGCCTTTTTGATCTCAGCTTCACCAAAGCCACCAAGTTTCATTGTTGATCTAAATTTGTCCATCGCATCTGAAGCATTCGCCCCTTCAACGGCAACATTTTTTAGACCATCAACAAGAATAGACACACCGCTTAGCGCAGCGCCACCAAGAAATGATCCAGCTACAATAGTTTTTAAGCGCGTAAAGCCATTTTTAGTATTTTCGGATTCTTTCTTAATAGTCCTTAACTTATCGCTTGCGTTGTCGTTTAATTGAACTTCAGTCAAGACCTTTTTAGGTAGCTTGTTTAACAACGTTTCATAATCGATCACTTCGCCCTTTTGCGCTTGAGCCAAGATCTCCGTTCGAGTTTTTTTAGGGACCCGTTTCAAAAGGTTCGTAAAATCGTCTATGCCTGCCTTTTTAGCGTCAGCATCTAACTTTACCTTTTGATCTTTAGGAATCTTACGAAGGCTAGTGATGATCTTTTGTGTACCTTTCTGCGCCTCGCTATCATCAACTTTAGGTGTGATCGTGGCTGTTGGCTTTTTGAGTTCTGCATCAACATCTTTTTTGACGTTTTTTGCCTCGCTTACAACTTTATCAGCTGATTTTTTGAATTCGTCATCCATCTTGTCGCCAGTATTTTCACCGATTGCTGACAAAATTTTATTGATCTGATCTCTATCTGATTCTAATTGTTGCATTTTGACATCAAAATCAATAACAACACTTGCATCTGCTGCCATTCACTAGCCCCCTTTCTTTACTTGACCTTGCATAGCTTTGAACATTGCAGATAACGCTGATGTCTGTGCTACGTGCTCTTGCTTGACTTCTTCTTTTTGCGGCTCGTCTAGCGCATAGTAACTTTTAGCTTCTGTCAATTGCTGACGCATCTTACTATCATCAACTTCGCTTAGATCACGCTGTCTAATGGAAATGATACGTTGCATGTACGAATTTTCACTTAATCCATCAAATAAAGCTTTGAACTCTCGCCAATGCATTTTCCCACGTTGTTTGAGTAGGTTGATTTTATACTCACGCATGAAACTAGCAAAAATAGCTTCTGCGTCTTGAACGTAATCAAAATACTTAATTGGCGCTAGGCCAAACGGGTTACTATTTGGCATATTATTGCCATAAGGATCTGCCGTTATTTCTTCATTCACAGCTTTAAATATTAGCTCATAAAACTCTGGATCGTTAGGTAGATCTTGCTCATCCAAAAAGAGAGTGATAGCATACTCCACCTTTTCCTCTTTTGACAGATCGTCATCTGACGAAAGCTGTAAATATTGAAGAACTGTATCGAAAGCTAAGTCTAGGTGGTAGCTCTTACCATTGAAGATCACTTCATTTAACGGATCTTGCGTTAAACTTAGCATGCCACATCACCTCTAGTGGTTTTTCTTATATTTAGCTCGACGCTCAGCTCGGTTTTTAGCTTTAGTTTCACACACAGCATCATTTGCAGCTTTATTCAATAAGGCAACTAAAGCGATCAAAGCTTGAGTAGACTCGTTGTAGTGCTTGTACAAGCGTTCACCCTCGCCTTCACCTAACAACTGATCTAAGGCGTCAATGACGACTACTTTGCCCTTATCGAAAGCTGTCATCAACTGTTCTTTTTGTTCAGCATATTCTTTCTTGGCAAATTGCTCTAATTTAGCATCGCCATCAAAGTCTTTTGTTGCTTCTGCCACCTTGAGTTGCATATCGGCAACAAGCTTGGCAAATTTATCGTTAAAGATAAGCTCGTATTCTTTACCACCGATTTGGACTGTCTTTTTGTTATCGACTGTTAATTGTTGATCTAAATTAAGTACTGACATAATTAAATTACCCTTTCTTTTTTCGTCTCACATTTCTCGTCTCTGTTTCTATGTTTTTTAGCCTTGGTTCTTTGGTGTAACTGCCGCTGTGTATGTGCCATCTTCTACGGGTTGATCGCTCATTGTCAGCTTGCCATCAATTGCAACCGGTGCACCGTTGAACACGATCGTCACTTGGAACGTTTGGCTAGCATTAGCATTACCCCCCGTTGGAACAATGTTTGACAATGTGACCTCTGCCAAGATAGCTTCACCATTATCAATCCAAAGTGCACGAGTATGCAGAGCATTACCGATCGCAAATTGTTTAGTTGCAACATAATCTTGCGCAGCATCACCAATGTGACGTTTACCAGTAACCGCTAATTGATAACGTTTAGAAGTAATTTCAGTAGACCCAAAACCGTTACCTGCATAGTCAGCATCGGATTGCGACGTTTCATTGGCACTTGGAGTGATCTGCGTAATGTCTAACGCTAACCACGCCCATTTGCCGGTAGTGACATCATTTAGATCTGTTGAATCTGTCGTATCAAGATATAATTTATTAACAACGTTGAGCGCTGCCCCCTTAGTTGTTAATTCTGTACCCACAATGGGCTTTGTATTTTTTGCCATCTATATGGCCTCCTATCGTTTTGTGTATACAAAAACGGCGATGTCTAACTCATACATCACCGTCCCTGCTGTATCTTCTAGTAATTCACTCGGCGCACTAGAAACTTCTAAATTATTAAATCTGAAGCTACCATTTCCACTTAATAGCTCATCCAAGCCATTCAAATAGTTACTGATAGCAAAGAGTTTCTCCTTAGCTTCTCGTGCGCTTTTAGTTTTGATCGTAATCGCATAATTGTACTGCCAAAGCTGATTGCCTGAATAGTCAGCCTCAACAACATGCGATCCTTGTACAGGCACTAAGCCAATATCGCTATCAGGTGATAAGTATGCCACCTTAAGTTTTAGGCCAGTCCCTTTAATAATTGATTTTGCTAATGATTCTTGGAGATCAAGATCCATTCCATTGAGCCCCCTTAACAAAAGCTTCTTTAACTAAGTTCATGTCGTGCTTATTGCCTTTTAAACGTAAATCCCAACGTCTTGAGGTTCCAGGCGTCGTATAATTGTGCACGCGATGTCCTGGAGCACGACCAACAAAACCATAAAATTGAGCTCTGGCGTACACAGCGTTGTAGTTTATGCTAGTCCCGTCACTATTTACAAATGACATGCTCCGCAAATTCGTTGACGCGTCAGTGTGCAACATAGGTACGTATTTCTCCATCGCTTGATGCGCGTCATTAGCTGCAGCTTTACGACCGCGAACTAAGTTAGAATGACTAAACTTTCTGCCTAAGCCATCAGCATTGATATCAACCTTAACACCCATTTATATCACCCCTAGATAATTTGCAATTTGTATTGGTAAAGCTCGTTGCTAAATGGATCTCTTGACTCGCTGATATTTGTCAACGTGTATTCGATATCGTTATAGACGACCTTTGATCCAAGATGATCCTTTGTCAGTTTAATAAATGGTGTCGTGATCCCAGCATATAGCATAATAGTTGCATTTGATACGATCTGACGATTGTTGTTGGATCCTTCGTAGACAGTACGAGCGTGGACCACACAATTATCTAACTTAATCTCGTCAAAATCAGTAGACTCACCGTAAATATCGTCAGGATCTTCAACTTTAAGCTTCAGGATAATGTTTTGATTGCACATATTTTTTGGTGGCTTTAACATATGTCCACACCCCCAAAAAGCAAGCCTGTTTGAAGAAGGTAATCTAAAGCAATATTATAGATCCCGCCAGTGCTACTATCTTTGAATGTTCCGTCAGTTGTAACAGTAGTTCCATCAATAGACACACTCTTAACAGCTTTTTGTGCCATTTCATACTCTGTCGAAGCACCGACGTCATTTGTGTAATCAATCTGTGCAACTAAAGCCATTTTAAACATCTTTACCCGCCACTCATCTTGATCAGTGCTGATGTCATTTCTAACATAAAACATCTGTGTCGCAGTGTTCAAAAGTTGAACTGCATCATGCTCCAACTTGGTGTATATAACTTCATAAGTCAGCCTACCACCAAGCTCTTGATATTCTGAAAAGCTTAGCATTCAGCTCACGACCTTTCCTAATGTCCTGTACCAGAAACTGCAGCTCCTGGGCCAGCAGTTGTAACTTCTGCGCCTGGAACTAATGCAGGATCTAACTCAGCTTTGTATGCAACAACGCCGATCGTACGCGGATCAATGCCATCAACTACTTCCCAAGTACTTGGCTTTCCAAACTCTTCCATGGTTGGGAATGTGCTCTTAGTTGGTGCAAATGATGGTTTCACAGATGTACCAGCAACGTGAATCGTTCCTACACGTTTTTGAACAATCGTATCTGTCCCACCATTTTTGATCGGATCATACTTAGTTTCAGTACTTGCCAAAACGCTAGAATAACGAACTGCTCCTGGAGCAAAGATATAAGACGTTGTTGTTGGCTTTTGCTTGTTAGTCAGATCAACTGGGATATCGTCATCAAGTACGATCCGCAAACCATTATATGCTTCAAAAGGCATAGCGCCATTTTGAGGTTGAATAGTTTCGATAAGCCCTTGCAGCTTCATCATTGAGTAGGTAGCAGAGTTAACTGCAATTGCTCCAAATGAAGTATCTTGAAGATCGCCCATCAAACCAATGGCTGCAATAAAACCTTTGGCACTGAAAGCTGCGTCTGTTGGCGTCTTAGAAGTTGCATCATAGAATTTGCTGTTTTTAACCTTCGTTACGCCCATAACACCATCCAAAACCGCTAATAGCATTTTCTCATCAGCGCGAGTCCAGAAGCTTGCAAAGCGATTACCGATCGTTGTTTGGATAGGGGCCCCGGAGATCATTTGAGATAATGAAGTGTAACCAAAGGCTTTACTTTGATAAAATTTCAAACCTAGTTGTTTACCTGATGTAAGTTGATTTACAGGGATGTCGTCAGTGTCGGTCCAGTTATCTGGATCACCAGATAGATCGTTGATAAAAGGTACTGTGATCTTTGTACCTGCTTCCAACAAATGTGGTCCAAGATCCGGATCTGGTGTCAAAATACCACTTTGCACAAAGCGGTTGGTTTTAAGTGCTGTATTTAATACATAATTCCCAAAAACTTCAGGAATGATCATGTCTGATAAATGTGTTTCCATAATTTAAAATTCCGCCTTTCTATTTATTGTTATTGCCGAACAAACTTTGCCATTGCGAAGGATCTTTTCGATATAGATCAGTCTGTTCGTCTAATGACATATTCTTAGGATCCTTAGCCACGTTAGAACTAGGATTACCACCAGCAAACAGGTTGACAGGGCCCTTTTTCTCTAGTTCTATTTGCTTTGGTGTAAACAAATAGGCATCCGTCTTTTGAAGTTCTTCTAACTGTTCGGAAATTCCGAATAGCTGACCATCTTCATCAACAGATACCTTGTCTAAATCCAACAGAGCAAGAACCGCTTTGGTATTTTTAGCCCCTGCATCTTTCAAAGCATTAGTGATTGCAAAATCTTTAGCTTGCTTCGTGATCTTACTTTGATAATCTTTGGCAGTTTTCTCGTTTTCCTTTCGCAGCTTGTCAATCTCTTGAACTAATTCTTGATTATCACCAACAGTCTTTTCAAGCTTCTTTAATTGCTTGTCACGATCGCTGATTTGATTTTGTAGATCAGTTACTTGTTCCTCTGCTTGTGCAAGTTTACCTTTGATCTCATTTGTTGACTTACCATGTTGAGTCAACACAGCTTGAACTTGTTCATCACTAAGTCCTAAATTCTTTAAAAATTCTCGTTGCATTACGCGATACCTCCTAACGTATTTGTTTTACGTGGAACGCTCCACGCTGATCTGATCGCATAAAAAATAAGCCTTTTTACGACTTGCTTAGGTCAATTGAAAATTAGATTTCAAATCAATTTTTGTTTCGTTCCAATCAGTTCTCCTTCACGATCCGCATAGTCCCATGCTTCCTCGAAACGAAGTCCATCTTTAGTCAACTCACCATCGTCAGTAACTTCGTCCATTAAAACATAAGCAGTACCATCAAAAATAATATCATATGCTCCTTGATCAGCTACTTCAACATAAATTTCATCACCAACAGGGTGTGATGTGTTTTTCAAAAGGTTATAAAAAGCAGGATATTTCCCCCTGATCCATAAATAGTCCTTTTTTCTAAACTTTAGAGGTCGTGCCATGTTTATCATCCTTTCTTGGGACAACAGTAACTATCTTGCCATTATCATTAACTACTAAATACCCGGTGTTTATTTTATACAAAAAGGTATGCCTTTTATCATTTCTTTCGATTTCGCCAGATTTCAGCATCCTCTTTATTTCATCGATTGGGACGCCGATTCGACGTTTTCCATCGGGGCCAATACGAACACCAAAAATACGATCAAGCGTGTGGTCCGAATAGGATCTAATAACTTGTCCAATTGCTGTTTTTATACCAATTATTTCTTTATCAAGAATTTTCTTGATATGAATATAATCTTTATAACTGACCACCGGTTCAACTGTATGTCGCATTCGTGCTTGAACATAAGCATGCATTGCCTTTCCCGTATCTTTATTATACAACAATCGCTTGTACTCTTGCACATCTTTAGGAAATCCGTGTGGACCATATTCTTTATGCAACGCAGCTAACTCTTTTTTCAATACTTCATGGCTTCTAATCCTTGGATTACCAATTTGCTCACGATCATACTGCCGTGTCAAAAAGTCGTTATTCTTCACTATCTCTCGTAACTTAGACTGATACCCTCTAATGGCTTGATTAAACTTTCTCTCGCTTGATACGTCATTTTGCCGCCTGGCAAGATCCAAGTCGTACTTTAGACGTCTGATATTACGCTCGTAGTACCGTTGTTTTTGCTGAATCTTTTGCTTTTCGACTGCTTCTTTAGGATCGTATTGCTTTTGGAAATTATGCGACACACCCTTGATGTACGGATATAGCTTATGCCCACAATTTATACCAAAACACCCGCTTGGTTTACCATAACCGTAATCATAAATGCTGGGATATTCAGGATCGCATCTGGGGCTTTCTCTTGGGACAATATTGACTATCTTTCCTTGAATAGGGGCACAAGCTGGCCTTGATGCCGGATGACTAGACATAGTCGCTAGTACGCTATCAAAATCTTTCATGCTTTGAATGCGCAGATCATTATAAGTTCTAGCTGCAGTAGTACGGATTACAGTACGAGTATAACCTTCTAAGCTCCAGTTGTGCCCTGCTTTGTCTACCAAATTAGTTTTGATGCCATTATCACGCCATTTATAAATATTGTCCTTTAAAGCTCTGTCAGGAGTTTTAAGACCTGTTTGGACTTCTAAGACCGTTTGGTTGATAATATCTTGATAAGCTCTCACGGCCCCGTTTTTTGAATAGTTAGTGGATAACAGCGATTGATTGACATTATTATTGATATCTCTAAACGTTTGAGCAGCATAACTGCTGATAATGCTATTGACTTCTGGACTGATTGGCTTATTTTGTTTCAATGCATCAGATAGTTCAGCGTTGATGTCCTTTGCAACTTCTAGCCCATCATCTTTGATCAAATCATAGATATAGCTTTCGGACTTGCCAGAAGTGTTTGAAACTATTTTGATAGTGTCTTTGGTCAGTGCTCCAATCTTTGATAAAGCACGCAAGCGCCACTCTAGAATACTATCGGGATCATCCTGATTTATCAATTCAGGTCTCGTCGTCTTAAAACTGTCTATCAGCAAATAAAAGATCTTTTGCTGTAATTTAACGTAATAATCAGCTATCTTGTCCGCTTTCGCCAACATCTGTTCTATTTCCATCGTCAGCACCTCCGAACAAGCCTACTTCACCACTTGGTGCAGGCTCACTACTTGCTTTTTCTTCTTCAAGTTGTTGTACCCATTCATCAGCCGTGGCTTCATCTAAGCTGTAATTACGCATCAAAAATTGTTTAATCGGTAATGCGCTTGCTTGTAATGCTTGTAGGTCATTTTTAAGTTGTGCATCCTGATCGATAAATACACCATCGTTGAAATCAATGTTAATATTGACATTTTGCACATCACCAGTCCAACGAGCTTTTCCATCACTAAAGAGTTCGCCACATTGAGCAAGTTCTAAAATAGCATCAACCAGCTGTGCGATCGTTTTTTCGACCATAGTCAAATAACTTGATCTAGTCTGATACGTCATTGAGTTGTTTGAAACTACTTCTGTTGCAGTTTGTATACCGCTAGCACTTTGGGTAAACGTTCCTTGCGAAAGTCCGATCTCATTTTCAAACTCGTGCAAGAAAAATTCCATTGTGCTTGAATACTGATCGACGCGTATTGCTACCGACATATCGTGAAAGCCGATATCGCCATCATCACCGTACATAGCTTGATAAACTGTCTCGTCTGGATCAAACATCGGCGGGTGGGTATCATTGTCCCTACGTCTTGAATTGGCGTTAGGTCGTTTAAGCCATGACTTAGGTACTACCATACGTCTTTTGCCAGATCTAACTTCCCAAATAAACTCATCGTGGGTACGATTGATCGCATCGACTGTTGATCTTGCGTTGTCGATCAACCCCAAACCCAGCGGACTTTCTAACCTCTTGTTGTTAGCTCCTGGAGTCTTGAAGAAAGCAAATAAAGGTTTAACTAAGCCTGTTAAAGTCGCCGTTTCTTGCATATCAGCATATTCTTCAATTGAACTTAACGGGACTTGCACCCCAACACTATCAGCGCTATCCGAACGGTAAAGCTCATTGGTGATCACATAGTTATTACCTTGCCATTCATGAAATTCAAGAAGCGTGTAGTACACATTTTTGTCATCTTCTACAACAGTAGTTTTGCTTGCGATCGCAGCTTCTTTAACCTCATTTGTGTTTACATGCAATGGATAAAATTGGTCAGCGGTGATCCAAGCAAGTTTTATCTTGTCATTTTGTACATAAGGTCTGATAGCTCCACTGCCTAAAGCGATCCATTTTTCAAGGTATTCTTCAAAGGTTAGATAGAACTCATTATCTAAAAAGACGCTTTCAAGCAATTCGTTTGCTTTCTCATCATCCCCGATTTCTACTTTGCATCTCTCGTTGAAGATAATCGATGCCAACCTTCTTGCAGCTAACTTGGTTACATTGACAGACTCATATTTGCGCATGCGTTTGTCTCCGTAACTATTAATAAATTCGATAGGTCTAAAATCATCAGAATAGTACTTTTTAGCTACGTTTATTCTCGTATATTCACCTGGATCCATTGCAATCCGTCTATCATCAGTGACTAATGTCAAACTTTTTATCATGCCCAGACTTGCACCGCCTTTCCTGAACCAATTCTTTAACGTTGAAAGCACACTCACGTCATCGCCTCCTTTACCACTTCAAGCCAAAGTCGCGTTCGTTATCTAAGCAAAGATACATAAACTGATCGCAAGTATGATCTTTTTCCTTAATTACCTTAGGATCATCGCCGTTTAATGTTTTTTCATCCCAACGATAGTCACGATGTTCAGACAAAAATACCTGATTGTCGTCAATATCAAGTACAAAAATACGACCTTGTGCAAGAATGTCCTGCACCCGGTCGATCATCTCAACTTTTTTCTTTTTAGCCACTTTATGCCAATGGATGCCAAACATTGAATAGTACTGGTTATCTAATGCTCCGTCTGCGCTATCTGCCGTCAGATTAACCGGATCCATATCGTATTTATCGCATGTTCTTTCAACAAACGCATGCACATCTTGTGCCAATTCCGTTGGCGGTTTTTTATTAACTTTTCCTGCTGGGCTGTAATAATAAGTATCCAACACATATAGATTTCCGTTTACCGATAGTCCATAAGCGCCACAGGTAGTTGCAGATACATCATGACCAATATCCATCGAAAAATAAAGATCGCTTAAATAATCATTATCAGGTATCTCATCCACTCGGTTAAACAACTCGAAGTTATAAACATTAGTGCCTAATCCTACAACTTCTCCAAGATATAGCCAACGATAATAATCTGGATCATTAACCTTGTACTTTTCAATCAATTTAAGTTGTTCGTCATTTGTGAATCCCCACTCATCATCTAGATAAGTTGACGTGTCTACAAAGTAATCTTCATCACGTTCACATTTTTTGACCCACTCATTAATCCAGTCATATGGATTCTTAGGCGGATTGTAAGAGAAGAAAACCTTAACTTGATTCGTAAATACTGGTTTCTGACGTATGAACGTCGGTATCGATTGATCAAATACTGTCTGCCCTTTGAAATTTGCAGCTTCTTCAAACCAAACAGCAACCACGTTCCCGACCACGTTCGACTTTAGTTTCATCGGATCATCTGCGCCATAGAAATAAAACGTGCTTCCAGTACGCCTATGCACGATCCTAAGTGGACTAGTATAGAATTTATACTCATCGTAAAGACTAAGCATATCCAATGCCCACTTAATTTGACTATAGACTGAATCTCTCAAATAGCTGGCATTCTCTCGCACACAAATTACAGATACATTTTTTCCTAATTGAGTCCAATGCTTAACCATGGCTACCAACTTTAAACTGATCACTGACGATTTAAATGATCCGCGTCCCCCTTTAGCAACAACATATGGCTTTGAAGTGCACCAAAGACGATAGAAATGAGGATTAATCAGTTTAGACATCTTAATTGTTTGCCCCATCTGCTTCGCCTCCAATATCATCTATCAATGTTGTTTTATCTTCTGCATTATTATCACCAAGCAACTCTTTAGCTTTCCATTCAGCAATATCGGCTTCCGCCTTAATCTTGCGCAACTGTTCGGCAAGGGCAGGATCGTTTCCTGCTAACGGGTATCGTTTCATAATCTCCCGGGCGGCGGACATGCGATCCTTTAGCTGCGGTTTGCGTTCGACAACTTCAGCACCGTCAAGACCGGCTACAACCACCTCTTCCGTTTCATCCCCACGCAACACCCTCGCATAGAATTCCATTACCTCGCGTGCAGTGGCTATCTTCTTAGATTCAATTTCGGACATTTTGGCATCAATGTAGGATTTTATTCCAACATTTTCCAACAATTTAGATGATTGTGCCTTTGCATAGTTATCAGAATAACCTGCCTTTATTGCAGCCTGATAGGCATTACCATCTTTTAAATACTCGTCTGCAAAAACTCTTTGTTTAGCAGTTAGACCTCTGCTCACATAACACCACCACACCTTCTTTCTGATATTAAAAAAGACAAGGTTTCCCTTGCCCTATCCGTAACTATTCAACACTACTATGTTAGCACCTCATGCGTCTAGTATGTGTCCAGTGTTTGTCTCGCAATCGTCTAGCAATCGTCTAATTTTTATACACGTGCAGATCCGGACAACCCTGCTGCAATTCCAAACAGTCGGCGAACTCGTTGTATGCCTTGTCTCGCAGCTTATAGTACGTTGCGCGTTCACAGTACATAGTCTCAATTATTTGCCAGTTCTCCATGCCTGCAACATATCGTTCCTTGAGGATGTGGGATGACGTCTGGGAACAATGCGCAATCGCTCGTGATACCCCATCGATGATTGCTCTGGCAGCAACGTACTTAACCATCTTCTCTTCGCTGTGATTGCCCCCGCCTCGATTAACCGGCATGTCGGAAATAACCGGTGATGCCAGGCTTGCTGGACTGGAATTTGCCAAACGCAAAATGCAAGGCAATTTATTTTCCAAGAAATTCTTAACATTGTTGGCAGTTGCTTTATAGTCGATGTTATCGATCTCCAACAGTAAATCTTCCACTACGCCACTCCCTTTGCTATAATGCTATAATATATTAGTTGATCGTTTAGAGAGTGACTCCACTGTGGAGTCATTTTTGTTTTACACGCGGATTCTCAAATCATTTTCAAGATGATAGTTTCTTATCTCTTCAAACGTCCACGTACCAGACTTATCGTGAGGGATGCCATTCTCAATCCTGGTCATCAACTGTCCGTTCTCGCCTCTGACATACCACATTCGCCTGGTATCAGTAACTCTCACGGCATACCGTCGCTCGCTGTCTTAACTTTTTCGCCTTATTTCCCAGTCACCGTGTACAAAAGTTCTCCCGTTTTTTGTCCGTTCTGACAAAGCGCAGTGGGGCAATCCAAAAGCGTGCTCAGTGGCTGCCAGGGTTTTGAATTCCACTTGCTCGCCTGTTGAGCGATTGACGCATAACACTTTGACATCAAGCCTTCGAACATTGGGATGCATTTTGTAATAAAGCTCCCTCAAACCGTACTTTCCGCTGATCTTCCCGACCGCGGCCGAAGATAGTCCTGTTGCCATCGCCATTTCTACGTAAGTGTACCCGTTTTCTATCATGTTTCTGAGCGTTGCAGCTCCTGGGTTCTTTCCTCTTTTACTCTTCTTGTTGGCTTTTGAACTTGATCGTTTTCGCTCTTCCAAAAGAATCTGCACTGCTTCGTCATCGGCGTAATCTTCCAAGCGGTCGAATGCCTGCTTGCCGTATTTTTCTTCAACCCGATTTACTGCTTCTACGAATTTCATCCGAGATCACCCTCCCACTCCACGTTAAAGAATTTTGCAAATTTATCAGTTTTAGGAACTTCCAAAATATCGGAAAATGCTAAAAAATCGTCGCTATTGTTCATTACATAAAATGCCCGTTTGGCTTTCCTGCTTAAGGAATCGCATTGAATAACCGCCGCATTTATGCCTCTGATAGCTGCGTTGAATAGCAAGAACGGGATTGCCCTGTCTGATAGTTCTTCAAGATGATACCAATACGTTTGCGGATCATACGTGAAAATGCTGGACGTTAGAACATCGTTAACCATGCTGTCTTTTCTTTTATTCATAAACGCCGGATCTTCTTTGATGTTATAGACCCAACGGGCTATCATCATGCCTCCGGTGCCCGCTGCCATTTCGTAGTAATCAGTCTGCCCCGGTTCACAAGCAATCGAGTTAGCCAGTTTTGCAACCGCACCAGGCGTAAAATCCTGTTTCTTCGATTTTCTTTCGGCTTGCTCAGTTTCAAAGTATTCATGAAACCAGTCGTACTCTAAATTAGTTTCTATTTTTAGAAACTTTCTAAAAAGCTCCTCGCGCTTTTCTTTTTTTAGCAAAAGCTCCATCAATCTGCCAGGCGCCTTAAATGCATCATCAATTCCTAGTAAATCGTTTACGGTTTTGACATCAAATTTAACCATCATCTCACCTCCTCATAAACTCGCAATTTTCTGTGCTATTTCTTTGCTATCTCGTGCTCTTTCCGTTTCCAGTCGGTGAATATACACCGCTCTTGTGACAGAATCATCTGCATGCCCTAGCCGCTCTGCTACCGCCATACTACTAATCCCTTGCGACACCAAATAAGTTGCGTGCTCGTGCCTCAGCCCGTGTAGCGTTACCTCGGGCACCCCAGCTTTTTGACACGCTCTTTTTAGCCAATTGTTAAGTGTAGAGTTATACTGAAACCCCTTTATTTTGTAGAAAATGCTCTCGTCCTGATCAGCACCCTTTGCATTTTTCCACAGCATATACAGCACGGCGTCATCTACAACGATCGTTCTAACCGAGTATTTGTTTTTAGTCGGGGCAAAAGCCCTGGTCCCTTCCCGATGTTTTTTATAGTCAAGGGTTTTGTTGATAGTGACTGTCTTTTTGTCAAAGTCGACATCGTTAAGCGTAATGCCCAACGCTTCGGCAAATCTCAAACCGGTCTTTAGCAAAATCAAGAAAAAATTTGCCTCGGGCGTGTTTTCATGCTTGAGTTCTTGAATCAGTCTTTTCATGTCTTCAATTTCCATAAATTTTTGCTTTTTCTTGCTTGGCTTTTTGCCTTGAGGGATTTTAGCGTCAAAAGTAACGTCGCGTTTTAAGATGCCATCTACGTTGTAGGCCCGTTTAAGTGCCCACGCTAGCTGGTGATGGAAATCAGTAATTGTTGCTTTTTCTCGCGTTTCTGCATATTTGTTCAGGATTTGCTGGTAATCGTCCGCGGTCATTTTCTCCAGGATCAAATTCGGAAAATTCTCAGCTACAAACCGGCAGTTAGCTTGGTATTTGTTGTATGTCTGTTCACGCACCTGGTCTTTTTTATACGTTTCAATTTCTTTTGCGAAATAATCCGATAATAGCATTCAATCACCCCCCTACTTATTATCTGAACCTCCCGGTTGTGATAATATGCTTCCTACGCCCTAGATTCCATTCCTTAATCCAGTACCTGACCCGACTGACGGTCATTCCTAATTCCGCACCTATGGCGGCATCGGTGGCTCCGTGATCAATCAAAGACTTCAGCTCAGCTTTCCTCTGCTCAACTAACTTGCGATAGGGATCTGATTTGATGAGATTGTACATGCCATGCGCAAGCCAGTATCTTTCTGACAAACCATACTTCCTGACGATCTTGCTTGCCGCTTCGGGAGTGGAGCCGATTGCCTCTCCAATCTCAGCATAAGTCATTCCCCTATCAACCATTTTCTCGATTTTCTCGCGTGGCGGACGTGCACGGCGCAAATCTGCACCAGTTTTATTCGCATGTATATCGTCCTTTTTCTTCCTGACCTTCCGAACCATTTCAACAGCCTTGCAAAGATCCGGATCATTAATTGCACTCAAGTTGTCAAATGCACTCCAGCCATATCTTTCCACAATCATCGTAACCGCTTTTCCAAACTTCAATACCATCGTCTCACCTCGCAAGCCAGTTGCACATCAGATACATCAGCATGCACCAAACAAGAAACACCAACGACAACAAACACCCGTATTTATTCATGTCATTCATTGCCGTTCCTCCAGTTCGTCCAGGAATTCCTGCATGCGCTTGATGTTGGTGTTGATCCAGAGCCTTGTATCGGCGGTTATCTGACCCGAATTCTCGTATTCCTTCACTGCCTGTTCAACCCAGCTTTCCAGATGACCAAGGCAGCTGGCCTCACGTGCAACTGGATTGTCAAATCCGTATTTTGTCTTGTGATTTCTGCAATAATCCTTCAATGTCTTTTTCAAAATTACATCTCCTTTGTAATTTCCCGCCTTGAAACAGGCTCAAATTTCAATTTTTCGCATTTTTTCAAAACTCAACGGCCCGTGCTTCATCCCTCCCAAGGGGCGCGCGCCAATGCGTTAGCTTTGACGCGCGCCCTTCAGGCTAGCCCTACTTGCTATTTATCAGCAAATAGATTAAAATGAGAATCAAAATGATTTGTTCCAAGGTTGTCACCTCCTTTAGCATCGGAAAATCACAGCTTGCTGTGATAAGATGCGTTAAAAGGAGGTGGCAACCTTTTTTTGTTCTCAGCAAAAGGGGCTAGCCTGAAAAAGTTATTGAGGGATGCCTCTAATCATCTTCTATTTCCTGTACACAATCAATCCGCTAACCACCACCTGTAAAACAGATACATGACAACACCCCATGTAAAGAATGCTGCAAAAACAATACGTTCATTCATCTCTTTCATCGGAATTTTCCTTCCCCTTTTGCTCTTTTAACTTTTGTCTGATTTTTTCATCATGTTCTTCAGCTTTTTTGTCCCATAAATATTCAAGCATTCCTAAATTGGTCATTACGTCTTGGCCAGATATTCTTGCTAGTCCTATTGCTGTTTTATAACTCCAACTTAAATGCTGATCTTTATCATCTTTATACTCTTTAAAAATACGTCTATAGTCTTTAGCAAATATCACCAGATTGTGTTTCAGTTGTCTGAGTAATTCTTCCTCATTCATTTTCTATTCTCCTTTTAATTTAAAACTGCCCCTCTTCTTGGCCAATTGAAGCAATCTCCAGTGATTAGGGCAAAAATCGAACCCGTTATGTCTATGTGCACAATCATCGCACAGATTTAAATCACACGTTTCGTATCGATTCTGATTAGCAAATTCGTTATAGGAATAACGACCGCATATAAAAGATACATCCCAGTATCCCACGATGTAATCGCATAGCTTAGTAGCAATTTTGGTATGACAACAGTCACACAGTTTAGAGTTTTTAAAATCAATTTTAGTAATCATTGTTCAAACTCTCCTTCCATACATGCGTATATTTTCGCCTCTCAAAGCTTTTAGTACATTTACGTCCATTTACCTTATTTACGCTACATTTATTCTCTGCGCTTATCATGTATTCTCTGGCGATGTCTCTGTCCAGTCTTGCCAACAAATCATGCTCTAGCTTGGAGCTTGTAAGTCCGTAGTCTCTTGTGATGCGCATCTAAGCGCCTCCTTCTCTGCTTCTTCAGCAGTTTCAGCTTTGACCAACTTGTTTGTGATGACCTTGCCGATTTTAATGGTCACTAAGTAGTTTTTCATCTTCTTCCTTCCTTCCGATGCGCCGGCGGAGGACTCGAACCTCCTCATATGGACCGTTTCCGGCACGCTTGAGCCTGATTATCCGTACGTTACAACTAATTTCTTAAAGGAGTTATGCCTAGCAACGGCTAGCCAACCAATTATCGACTCAAGAACAATCAGTCGGCTATGCACGCGTTACGCTTTGAGCGCTAGCCATGATGCCCGCGTGCTATCTATGACCCGATTTGCGCTACACTTCAGGTTTTCAATTGTGAGTATCCAAACCCGTCAATGCTTGCGTTCTCAAAGTCAAATGTGAGACTAATATCTTTTTTCCGCCCCGGAGCATATAGGGGCGATGGACCCTGCAGGGCTCGAACCTGCGACCGGACGGTTATGAGCCGTCTGCTCTGCCGACTGAGCTAAGGGTCCGTGCCCATGGCAAATGCAGTGTTTGGTTTGCCATGGTGTGATTATCTGATAATGTCCTGCCAGTCATAATCAATATTGCCCATCGGCACCGGCTTGACTTTTTTCGTGGTGCCCAGAATGGCGACATTGAAGTAGTTCTTACGCATGACAACGACCTCAACAGGAATTCCGTACTTTCTCGCAAACAGAGAAAACTTTATTTTAGACTTCTGGTCTATGGCGTACTCTGTATAACCATTCTTGACGTCATACACGTGTTTGATTGAACCGACTTTGTCATATACGACAAAGTCGCTCTTATATACCGTCTGACGAAGCTTGACTAATTCCAGGGGGAATGTCTCAAGCAACGTAAATCGTTCCTGTGTGGTAAACTGGTAGCCGCTCGGCTTAAGATAAAGCTGATAGAAGCTTGCTTCCTTCATCGAATCAAATTTAAGACCGTCGATGACAACCTTTTTTCCGAAATGTGAAGCCGCATGAGGTGTATTTCGCACTAATACGTTCTCCTTTCCCTCCGTCAATCATTGCTTCTATCTTCCTCGCCCCACGTCGCCAGCATCAGCCTGGCGCAATCCGCCATCATGTCGGCTAGGCAGTAGTTGAGCGCATAAGCCCCACTCTTGTCATCTTCACGCTTGTAATCGGACAACACTTTTTCAAGCATTTCAGAAAATTCTCGCGTCGAGTCACACAGATTGTACAACTGCTCAGAATAGCCGTTGCTTTTTTCACGGTGTTTTTCAAGCCATTTCATATAGTCATCAAGATAAGTCATTGGTATTACCTCCCTTTTGTCCATTAATTATGCCGTTAATCGTATTTCTTCAGTACGTCATATCCATAGCGTTCGAAAATCGTTTCAGACTGTGCTGTCGACAGATCGTAGATACTGCATAGTACAAATATCATGTCAGCGTATTTGAGTTCGCTGTCCACAACATCGTCAATCTCGAACCCCTGCTCGATATGCATTTTCACTTCATTTTCAATATCACTCATGATTTCATCGACAATCATGAAGCCTTTTGTCATCTGCATTGCCAAACCTCTCCTTCCAATCTCTGAACACACTGTCAAATTTCCACCGCTCCATGACTTCTTTGGTTTCTTCAAACGTCAACTTGTAAATGCCACAAAGCAAATTAACCATATTGTCATAAATGTAACCGGCGCCGGCAATCTCGCCAAATGTTTCTCCCTCTATAAGCCTTATAAAAATTTTGCTAACGATAATGCTCAGGATATCTTCAACGTCCTGTTGTTTTTTTGCTTTTTTCATTTTCATTCTCCCTTTCCTTAATTCACTCATACCTGCATTCCCATTTCATACTTAAGCCGCTTGATTTCAGCAAGTTCCGCATCCATGTCGATACCGGCATTCTGTTCCTTGGCAAGCCGGTCAAGCTCTTCGCTATTGCGTTTTACATCTGCCCCGACTATACGTGCTTCTCTCTGCCGACATTGTCGGTTCTTGTGTTCCACTTCCAGCGTTTCCGCATCAGCAAGTGTGCGTGCTTTTCCTTCCCATTGCCGAAGTACCCCACAGACGAACTTCCAATTTCTAACGTTTTTCGAAAGCGCAATCTGCATTGCTTTGATGATGATTCCACCAGGCTCTTCAGACTGGCTGCTCCACTCGTCGTACATCTGTCTCAGCTCTTCCGCCATGTAGCTGTTAAGCATGCCGAAGTTGGTCTTATAAAAGTCGACTACCTTGGCGAAGCCGCCGCAGTCGGTTGTCTGTTCTTTCGGTTGATCCTCTATGTTAACTACATTTGGTTCAACGGCTGCGTCTTCGTTTAAGTTAGTATTGTTTAAGTTAGTATTGTTTTGGTTAGTATTTGTTAGTGTTCGATTATCCAATGTAGGATAATCCAATGTAGGTTTATCCAACTTTGGAAAATCGAACATAGGCTGTTCAGACAAAATCCACTTGCTTTCACGAAGAATTCCTTTATCATCCCTGTTTCGATATCGTTTAAGATATCCGTGCTCTTCTAACTCCTTTAGCCCCGCTCTAAGCGAAGCTCTCCCGTCAGTAGAATGCTTCAGAACCTCAACTTCGTAGAAATCCCATGAATCACTTTGGGACCACAAATAAGCAAACAAACCCTTTGCCTTCCAACTCAGTTGGGTGTTATTAAGCACGCCGTTATTGATGATTGTGAATCCGCTACGCTTCATCTTCTCCACTCTCATGACTATCTCTCCTTCCTTTCCGATTCGGGCATCCCACCCGTCCGGTGTCATAAGGCCACTGCCCAAGCTTCCTTACTCAACTTCGATATCCGCAGCACTTGTGAACGCCGTGATTTGCTTCGTCGCCCTGCAGTACTCGCAATGACCGCACCGCTCCGGTTCAGCTCTGCCGGCAATCAGGTCAGCTATATGATCCTGATGTTCCTTGACGTCTTCCAGAGCCTCCTTGAGATACTCCTGATCTTGTTCGGAATTGAAACTGAAAGCGTCATGGTCGCATGGTGTCTGCTTTGACACCGCGAAGATGAACGGCTGGCACTCAACGCCAAACGTCTGCTTGATGAGCTCGGTGTATACCGCCATCTGAAGGTAATATCCGTATGCCTTGATGAACGGCACCTTGCGACGCTCATCCTTGTCCCAGAACCCCTTGTGAATGTCTGCCGTGGTCTTGATGTCGCAGAAGTACTGCTTGTCAAGATTGAGACTGTCGATTTTACCCTTCCACTGATGACCAAAGATATCTCCAGTCACAATCACTTCCTTCTCGCCGACACTGTACAGGTTATTGAACACCCGATCAGCCTCCAGACACTTAATCATGTTGTCGCCGACCTTGTACGGAGCACGAAGCGCACCGCTCTTGGTCATCATTGCGTCCTTGTTTTTCTCGATAAATGCAGAGTGACTAGCCTCGCTCTCAAAGTAGCTGTGCACGTAGTTCCCTACGAGCAGAGCGGTAGGATCCATGACGGGCATGTATTCTCCGTTCAGTTTCGCCAGGGCAAAGGCCTCGCATTTTCGGAAGTCCTTGTAGAGCGACGTACTCATGTAGTCAAAGCTTGTCGCGTTATCGTAGTAGTTTTCCGCTGTAAGTTCCATTTTTCATTCTCCTTTTGAGTATTCTTCTGCCGGATTGAACAAATCTACTGGGCGCGGTTCGCGTTGGAATTCTTCCGTTTCCTGTTGCTGAACGTGTTCCGGATCCATCGCCTGTGCAATCAGGGCGTCAGCCTTGTTCTTGGCCTTGCTGTTTTCGGTCGCCTGCACCTGCTTCTTTGTCTGCTGCATCTGCATTTGTCCGTCGTCATCTTCCGTGTAGAGCGCCCCGAGAGTTTCCGGGAACGCTTCACGCAGGGCATTCACGATGGCCGTCTTCCGGATCATCGTTGCCGGCATGGTCTTCCAGGTTGACTGACCTTTGGAAAATTCACTAAGCGAAATCTCCACCCTGACGGGAATATCCCTGTCTTTGCGGTACACCTCACACCAGCCGCCGACAAGCTGATCAAAATCCGGTACTGTAAAGGCACCGTTGCGGAACTCAACCCCGTTGTTATTCACAACAATTACGCCCGCTTTAAGGCCGTTGTACTGAGGATGAGACTCAGCACGTTTCATGAAGGCCTCTTTCGACGTGATAAGCTGTGCGGGCTTATCTCCGAATTTGACAATGAAGGCCTCATTCAGGAACGGATTAAGATGCTGAAACTTACACAGGTTAAGGAACATCGCAATTTCCTGTCTGGTAACTTCTTTGGAATTGCCGCGGACAAGATAGTCCCTCACGATGCTTGGAGAAAGTGTCACGTCATCGCCGTTTGCCTTGAATGTAATGCTTCTTTGTGTTTGTTGATTCTGTAATTGATTTTCCATTTTTATTTCCTCCCAAAGTGTGCTATACTTAGCACGTGCTATTTCTGTGCCGCCCTTATATCGGGCGGCTTTTTTAATATCCGATTTTGTCAAGCTCTTTTAACATATCCCACAATTTTTGCCTTGCGGGGTCCCACTTCTGCCAATCACCGTACGCTAGCTGATCCATGGCCCAGATAAGGCTGTGGGGCTTTTTGATCTGTTTTAAAAACCCCTTCACGATTTTTTCCGGGTCCTCCGATGGTTCGACAAGACGGGGATTACCGGTCTTAGGGTCTACCATCAAGCAGAATTCCTTCTTGTATTCCATCTCACTCACCTCCTTTCTCATCTTCACACCCCCACAAACACCCAATAGCCCCTATCATCAGCCCTACTACCACGTGCCCGTAGACGGCTCCAACGATAATGCCCAGGATGCACAGCAGCAACGGGCAAGTGCTATTTGCTAACACGTTCATTTTTTGTTCCTCCTTTTCTTCCTTACGTTTTCGATTTCTTTGATTTTCCCAAGTACCCTCACTTTGTGGTTATGTTGCGTTAACCTCAATGCAATTAGCAGTTCTTCTCTACTCATTCGTTGCTTCCCTCCATTTTTCTTCTAAATCATCTAAGAGTTCTGCCGCCAAAGGCGCTATCTCCGGTTTCAGCTCATCAAAGATTTTTTGTGCAGTCCCCTTTCTTCCCCTCTTTTTATATTCAAAAATCACGTAAGCCAGCGACATTAAACCGATGAGGCTCTTTGAGTCGTCTCCGGCTCGTTTATCGATTTTGTCTGATATAGTTCTAAAATCGATTACCCTACAATCAGAAAGCATCGCCATGGCTTCTAGTGCGGCCAGCTCCTCAACTGATACTGGGATTAGCGTTTCTTTTTCTTCATTCATTTGCCGTTTTCCTCCTTGTGCCAAATAATTTCGTGAGAACTATTCAGCAGAATCTGCGTGCCTGCCTTAAAGCGTTTTGTATCAGCCATAAGGACTAGCTTTGCCGACCTCGGCCGGCCGTCTTTCCCGTCAACTACTTTGGCGATGGTAAATTCTCCCGTTTTAGGGTCGGTTACACCCATTATTCTTTCGCCGTTGCTTGCTGTAATCATTTTATTTTTCCTCCTTATCTTGGCAACTTCGCCCGCCAGTCAATCCGTTGGCGATTTTCTTCCATCCATTCCTTTGCCGGCTTGGCAAAGATTATGTTTTGCTGACCACGGGCGTTGGCACGGATCAGCCAGCCATCAGGCCCGGTAATTTCGTCGTTAAACCGTGAGAAGATGTAGAGCGCTACCCACGCTCTGGATTTATTCCCGCAGCATTTCTTGCGGAATTCGTCGAGTGTCCACGTAATGCCCGACAAATCTTCGTCGAGAACTTCATTGATATGCCACTGAATGATTTCGTTCAGGGCATCCTGATCAACTTCAATTTTGAACGGGTTCATGGTCATCCCTCCCGTTCAATCAATGGCAGAATGCCGTGAGCTTTAAGCAGCTCATATAATCCCAAGCGTCCCTTTTGCGTCCATTTCGTGTTGAGCACGGCTTTCTGTGTGCCATCTTTCTTGTCAACCATGATGGTTTCGGAATGCGTCCACCCGGTTTTCTGATACTTGGCATACAGGAACCACGTTTCTCCCTGCTTGTAGATGACACCGAAATCATGAAGTGTAGCGTTGAGTGCTCGACCGCTCATTCCATAGTCCTTGGCGATTTGAGTGATTGTGACAAGTGACTTGTCAGCAAGAACTCGGTCGCAATAGTCTGCTTTCGGTGTCAATTCGCCAATGCGTTGTTCTGCAATCAGCCGGCCTTCACGCTCTTGCTTCAGTTGAGTGGCCAGCTGAATGATCGTATCAGGGTCTGTCAGAACTTCTTCGATTTTTGCCGGTGTCATATATGCACCGTGTTTGCGGATTGTCGGCAGGACTTCGCTCGTTACCCAGCGCTTAAACTCTTTAGCTTTTGGTAATTTGCTTGACAAGATCAAGCTATAAAGCCCAGACTCATTGATAATTGCGATTTGTTGTGTTCCTCCAAGGGTGTAACATTTCGTTACCCCCTTATCTTCACTGTCTACATGATCAGCAATAGCCTTGCGACTGTTTGAGTACCCTAGCACTTCTGCTACATCTTTTCCGACAAACCACGGTTCCCCTTCGATTGTCAATGCTCTGATTTGTTGATCTTCAAAAGTAAAATTCTTTAATTCATTCATTCAAATCATCCTCTCTAGCTAAGCTTAAAATCAGAGATGATCTTTAAGATCACTCTGTTTGCTTGCGGATTTTTCTTGCGCCCGGCCAAGTAATCTGACAAATCTTGCTTAGACATCCCGTACATCGTTGCTAACGATGCAATGGAGATATCGTTGGCACTGAGATATGCTTTGATTTTCTCTCTGCCGTTAATTGTTTCCGGCATTTTAATCGCCTCCTTGTATATTCCTCCCTCCCACCCGTAAGAAAAAATGATAGAAAAAATGCACAATATTATTGACTATTAACCCATAATAATGTACTATTAAAGCGTACTTAATAAGCATCGAAAAAGGCTTGTTCTTTGGTCGGTCAATCTCTTTTTCTTTGCTTTTGTCTATCAACTTAACTTACAAGAATGAGTATAGCCCATAATAATGTGATAGTCAACAGATAAATCACACTATTTTATACTTTTTTCTTGTAACTCATTTTAGAAAGGGCGTTAAATACTGCTATGACAATACTTGAACGCATTCAAGAGCTTGCTCGAAAAAAGGATAAAAATTTAAAAGAAATATCTTTGGAACTTGGATTCAGTAAGAATTACTTATACTCGCTTAAGACGCAAGCACCTTCTTCTGACAAACTGGCCAAAATTGCTGACTATTTTAAAGTGTCTACCGATTACCTGCTAGGAAGAACTGATGATAAAACTTCGCTATCTCCTAAAGAGATGACTGATATAGGCCAACTTGCTGACCGAATGCTAGATGGTCTAGAATCTGAAAACAGTGTTAATTTCTACGGAGAACCTATGAGCGATGAGGATAAGGCCGCTTTGAAAGCTGCACTTCTAGTTGCGCTTGAAATGAATAAAAAGAGAAGTAAAAAGGATTGATGTTATTTGAATATAAAAAAAGAAGTCAATTACTTGGTTGACAGTTGTGGAACTACTGACCCTGCTAATCTGATTAAAGAAACAGGTGCGTGCATAGTTGATACTATAGATTTGCCAGACAGCACTTTAGGAATGACTGTTAGCAGCTATGGACAAACTACCATGCTTATCAGTCCTAAACTAGAATACCCCAAAAAAGATTTTGTCTTAGCGCATGAGCTTGGACATATTATACTCCACTCGGGAGAATCTACGACGTTCTTCAGACGATTGGAATCCAGTACGCAGGTGTCTAAAATTGAAGCTGAGGCTAACGAGTTCGCATTGGCTTTATTGCTGAAAAAAGTTGATGTCAGTCCTGACTTTAACGCACTGGATTTTGTTAGATCTTATCAACTGTCAGATTGCATGGTAAACTTTATAAAACCGTAAGGAGGCAAGAATATGAGTTTTCTTGATGCATTTAAAGGTAAACAATATAAAAAAGAACTAGAAGAATTGAAAAAGTCAAAAATGTCTATTGAGCAAATGGATGCTTTTGAACTTCAACAATCAATTATCGATAAAAAGAAAGAGCTGGACGAACTCAACTCTAATGTTGAAAAACTGAGTACGGAGAAAAAAACTCTCGCCGACAAGCTCAATGAACTTTTACAAAAGATTGATAATGCTAACAGCACTATAGAAATGCAAGAATACGGATTATACGAACCAAAATATGATTTTGCAACGTCTCTCGGATATAAAGAGAAACTAACTGAAATTCGAAAGAATCAAAAAGAGATGATAAGAAAAAAAACTGCTGTTGATTACAGGGAAGGCTGGACTGTAGATGGAAGCAAGGCCAAGGGAACTAAAATGACTAATGATAGTATCAAATTGGTTTTGCGGGCATTTAACAACGAATGTGAGGCCGCCATTAATAAGGTTAAATATTCTAATTACGATTCAATCCAAAAAAGAATTGAGCGTTCATACGAACAAATCAACAAGTTGACTTCAGTAACTCAAGTGTCTATATCTTATTATTATTTGAATTCCAAACTAGAAGAATTGGCATTGGCATATGAATACGCAAGGAAAAAGGAACAGGAAAAAGAAGAACTGCGCGAGCAGCGTCAACGTGAGAGAGAAGAAAAAGCCTTGCAGAAAGAAGTTGCTCAAAAGAAAAAGGTTATCGACAAAGATATTACCCATTACGAGAATGTGATTAATGAATTGCAAGAAAAATTAAAAAACCTTACAAACGATGCTGAAGTGAAAAATATCAACGATCAAGTTGCAGAATTAAAGAAAAAAATGGATGATCGGGAAAAAGAGAAAGAAGAATTGGATTATAGAACCGCCAATGCTTCAGCCGGATACGTTTACGTTATAAGTAATATTGGATCTTTTGGTAAAGATATTTTCAAGATAGGTGTAACGAGAAGGCTCGATCCGCTTGAAAGAATTTCAGAGTTGAGCAGTGCATCAGTCCCATTTAAATTCGATGTCCATGCTCTGATTTTTAGCTACGATGCCTACAAGCTTGAAAATGAGCTTCATAGCTATTTCGACAAGTATAAGCTCAACAAGGTCAACAATCATAAAGAATTCTATAAAATCCCTATTGAGAAAATCAAAGAGAAATTAGCTGAATATAAAGAATTAACTATTGATTTTGAAGAAATGGCAGACGCTGAAGAATATAGACAGACTTTAGCAATAGAAAACAATGACAAGTAAACAAAAAAACCGCATCCCCCTAACGCCAATCAGACGGGACACGGTTACCAAAAAAGTAACACCTAGTGGTGCGCTATTTGTATACTCTATTTTAGCACTTGAAAGGAGAAATTACCATGGCTAGTTACAAGAAAACAAAAAAGGGCTGGTCAGTCCGTGTTTCCAAGCGCGAAAACGGTAAGCTCAGACAAGTTTTCAAAAGCGGATTTGCGACTAAAAGCGAAGCCAGAGAGTTTGCTTTTGAAGTCGAAAATGCAGACCCGGCCGAGAACGAGAAAAAGAAGCTTTTTGCAGACTATTTTACTGAGTGGCACGAAACATATAAGGCCGGCAAAGTTGCCCCAAGCACCTACCGCAAATACCGGCACGTTGACAAAATCCTGCATGACCACTTCCCCGATACCGAGTTGGCTGACATGAACCGTCAAAAATACCAACGGTTTTTAAACGATTTTGGAGCCGATCATAGCAAAGAGATGATGTCGGAAATAAGCATTTATGTACGAGGATGCGTTAAATCTGCATTGTACGACGAATTGATAAAGAAAGATTTCACCATTGGTGCAGAACTAGCATATGATCGCACCAAAACGAGACAGATAGAATATCTTAATTTCAACGAAATCCAAACACTGATTCAAACAGCAATCGAAAATTTGGATCCACGCTATACCAGCTTGTACATGATTGTAACTGCTATTTATACCGGAGCAAGATTAGGTGAAATAGCAGGACTAACGTGGAAAGACATTGATTTCATGCATCAAACCATCAGCATTAACAAATCCTATAGCTATGTGCAGCGCGAACTTAAAGAAACGAAAAGCAAGGCATCTAACCGCGTTATAGCAGTTAATTCAGGCTTATTGACAATCCTTAAGCAACTTAGATCTAACGGAAACATTATGGTATTTGCAAATCAACGTGGAGAAATCCCTACTAGCAATGCCGTAAACAAAGCATTGCGCAAATTGATGTCTAAATCGGGCTTAAACAAAGCAGGATATCATTTTCACAGTTTGCGCCACTCACACGTTGCTTATCTGCTTTATCAGGGAGTGGATCTATATGCCATCAGCAAACGGCTCGGACACAGTGATTTGACCATCACGATGAAGAAATATGCATATCTTATACAAGAATATGAAGCTGAGCAAAACAAAACGATTGCAACAAAATTGCAACAACTTCAAGATTTTTAACTCTTTTTAGTTACAACTACAAAGAAAAAAGCCCGTCAAACGGGCTTTTAACACATTTAAAAATTACTTGTAATACCGGTGATCGGGGTCGAACCGATACGTCCTCAACGGACACTGGATTTTGAGTCCAGCGCGTCTGCCAATTCCGCCACACCGGCATAACAACAAAATATATTTTACCAAGTCTGGCCGCATTTGTCAAGCGACCGAAGGCGGTAACCGGAATCGAACCGGTGATGAAGGTTTTGCAGACCTCTGCCTTACCGCTTGGCTATACCGCCATTCTTTTTTCACGAGATATGAAATATCTCAATTGGGGTAACTGGATTCGAACCAGTGCATGACGGTACCAAAAACCGTTGCCTTACCGCTTGGCTATACCCCAATAAAGGGCGGTAGGTGGGAATCGAACCCACGCGTGCCGGAGCCACAATCCGGTGCGTTAACCACTTCGCCACTACCGCCATCATGGCAGGGATAGTAGGAATCGAACCCACACCGACGGTTTTGGAGACCGTAGTTCTACCTTTAAACTATATCCCTATCATGCAATGGAAGGGAGTGGATTCGAACCACCGAACCCGAAGGAGCGGATTTACAGTCCGCCGCGTTTAGCCAGACTTCGCTACCCTTCCATGGTGGCGCGGGACGGAATCGAACCGCCGACACAAGGAGCTTCAATCCTTTGCTCTACCGACTGAGCTACCGAGCCACAATGTTGATAATATAATATTAATTAAATTGTTAATTAATACTACGGTCCTAACCGGATTTGAACCGGTGATCTCCTGCGTGACAGGCAGGCGTGATAACCCCTACACCATAGGACCATTCGTATTTAGTGGAGGATACAGGGCTCGAACCTGTGACCCTCTGCTTGTAAGGCAGACGCTCTCCCAACTGAGCTAATCCTCCATAAGTGACCCGTACGGGATTTGAACCCATGTTACCGCCGTGAAAGGGCGGTGTCTTAACCACTTGACCAACGGGCCATAAAACAATAAAACGGAGAGTGAGGGATTCGAACCCTCGAAGGAGGTCATTACCCCCTTACATGATTTCCAATCATGCTCCTTCGGCCTCTCGGACAACTCTCCATCCAAGAACTCCGGCAGGCGGACTCGAACCGTCGACAGCCTGATTAACAGTCAGGTGCTCTACCAACTGAGCTATGCCGGA